TCCGTCAACTTCTTTAGCACTAAAGTACTTAAAGAGACTTGTAAGTTTAGCATTGAACTCTGCAATAGTGTATGTACCATATACACTTCCTCTAACGCTATACCATATCTCATCTTGTGACATCACATATGCTTCGTCATCTTTATCTACATAACTTGAAGCTATGTGTATTCTGTCTTGACTATTCCAGGTTGTCATACCTAGAACGTATGAGTCACTTACCCATACGATCAATTTATTTTTTCGCACAACAAAATTAATAGTCTGTTGTATCTTTGCACCAGGCATGTGGGTTTGTAGTTTTGTATTGTCGCCTAACTTGGTCATTGCTTTAAGCAACTTCAAGTCGTTGTAGTCTAATTTAATGTTAACTTCTAACATGTAACTTCCTTTCCAATATATAAATTACATGTCAAATTATTTTATGTCAAGTTTATTTCCAACGGTTACGTTTTACTATTGTCTTTGTGTTGTCATCCGATTCACAAGGTAGCCCGTCATCATGCTGCAAATATTTGTGATGACATACCATACATTTTTCATGTCTGTTGTATTTAAAATCTACTATCGCCATCAGCGATTGTAATTGCAGCGCAGTCTTGCGCGCAGCTGCGTCAACTTTTGTTGGGTAGTTTGTCCCAGTATGCTTTGTCATAAAATTCGTTACCTAACTTACTCTCTACGATCTCCAGGAATGTATCCAATGTCAAGCACACTACGATCGGTACGCCATCGGGTTGCCTACGGGATCCATCTGTTTTTACCAAGCGCTTCCATACAAGTGCAGTGAATTGCGACTTTGACTTGCGGATAGACTTAGCTAACTCACGTGTTACATTAAGTGATTGTCTTGCCTTACACTCAACATAAAAATCTGTACCGTTCCAATTAAATAATACGTCTCCTTTATCATTCTTCCCACCTTCCGCAATCCTAGAACCATTAGTCATCTTAGCTACGAACGTTTCTAGTTTAGTTCCCTGTTGTTTTTGCTTTGACATTACTCTTCCTTTTTAAATAATTTCCTGCCTTTAAGTGCTTTAGGTGAATTAAGTATCTGTGCAATAGTAGTTATGTAGTCGATCATATCCCATCTAGGTAACCTACCATAATCTATTTGTGTACCACGCTGCACGAATGAGTAACTAAAGTAATCATACATATCGTGTACGACTTCCAATTCACCCACTCCTTTATTAGTAACGATACCGACTCTAACCCCACCATAATGTGGACCAGGTTCAGTAGGAAATGAGGGATCTTGTTTTAGTATAAGCTGTACTAAGTTAGATTCCTGTGCTGTATCGTAAGGAAAAAAGTCAATCTTTGCAGACTGATCCTCTTCTATACAATATGTAATAGCTTCTAAAAAACTATCACACTCGTCCATCATATTCCATACGTTACGTGCGCCTTGTGATTGTAATACTTCTTTCATTAACATAACTCTAGTTGAATATGATCATCAAGTCTATTTAAAAGCTCTTGTTTTTTCTTTTGATCATTAAGTTTGTACATGCTGACACCACCTTTATGTGTGTGCATGCTGCACTTATCACCTAGTATGTAATCTTCTCCATAATCTGCACGCATTTCTGATATTCTATTTCTTGCTGACCAACCAAACTCTATAAGTTCAGTAGCACAATGCCACTCGTTATCATTAAGTAACTGCAAGATCTCATCTCTCATACCCATTATTCCTCCTCCTCGTGCATTTGCTTATGTATTTCTTGATGAGCTTCATAGTTTCTAAACTTACTCATTTTTCCTCCTCCTTTGGTTCATACCATTCGTAACGTAAAGTTAATTCTGTACCTGCTGCAATGTGATCTCTTGTAAAAACATAGTGGTATCTTTGTACTTCAACTCTTTGTAAGTTAGGATCTTGTGCATGATTAATAAATCCACCGAGTGGTGTACGATGTAGCTTCTTAGTTATAAAATCTTCTACGTGTGTTATGCCTAAGCACTCACCCATAGGTATATCTTTTAATGTGAATAGACCTAGACCATCTATCTTGCTAGGTTGTATTGTTAAATGTTTAGGAAGTGGACGGTATGTCATTGCCCAAATCAAAGTCTTCATCAGGATCGTTATGTTTATTGATCATAACTCCCAATACCATCTCTTTAAATTCTTGTGATCCTGGTTTAAAACCTGGTCCATCAAACGGATTCTTGCTCATCTTCCACCTCTTCCCTTACATCTATTGGTATGTGCTTAGGTGCATTTTCAAACTCAATGTCTTGGAATACACCTGCGCTATCAACTTTTATTATTACCGTAAACATTAAAACGGTGCTGTACCTGGTGCTGTCTCATCTATTGGTTTAGCTTTTGGCATTTCAGGCATGAACCATTCTTCAGGTGCTTGCTTTGCTGCATTGAAACTCTCCATGTAATAGATACGTGGGTTACCATTATCACAATCTTTATTCTTACACTTCCAATCAGGATAAGTTTCCTTGATCTTACCATTAGCTTTATCTATTCTGTTGTCCCATAGATCACTCTTGCAGCTTAAACATTTAGGTTCAATAGTACCGTTAGTAACAACCTTTTCTTCTACTACAATACCTATTGCTTCTAGTGCTTCTTCTGTAGATTTATTTTCTAAGTTACCGACTGAACCCTCTGTCTTCTGCTGTACAGATTGCGGAGGAGTATAGCTATTGCTATTGCTAGTTTTAGCTACACTCTTGGTAACTTGTTGGGTAGGTTGTTGTCCCGCGCTACCCTTCAAGTTCTCCACTTTCTGCATTTCTGTGACTGATGGTCTTGCTTTTGCTGTATAACCGTACCAGTTAGCAAGTCCACGACCTATTGCAGATGTCTCTGCGTTTTCAATCCATGATGTTAAGTTAGCACCTTTAGGACCTTGCTGATCCTGTGCTATACCTGTTGCTACAGGATTTACATCTTCTATATCTTTGTATATCATAGCTCTTACAACTATGCTTTGATGATCAGGTGATATAGATAGTTGCTCTGTATAAACTCTACCATTAGGATTAGCTGCCCAAAACTTTGCTAGTCTATCCTCTACTTGATCGTACTCGTCTTGCCATCCCATTATTCTTCCTCCATCATTCCTATGTCTTCGTCAATGTGATACTCACACCACACGCTAGTCATTTTTCTTACTTGATACTGTTTAAGTATATCTGTAATACTTTGTTCCATTGTATTATAGATTAAGTCAAACAATTTTTCTGCTTTTTCTACACTATTAGCTTTAATTATAAAGTCACGTGTACTGTTATCAGTAAACATAATAGTAACCTGGCGTTGTTCTTTTGGTTTACTCATTCCTCTTCCTTACCAACTTCTTGTAAAGAAATCTCTCCTTGTGCTAACTTTATAGCTTCTAACATTTGCTCGTTGTAATCTTCAACAAACTTTATAGATAACTTTTGTACTTTATCAGGACGATGTTGGTTTAGTTTTAATGAAGTCTGTGTTACTTCTTGACCACCGCATGCGTTAGCCATAGCTATCGCCCACTTCTTCATCTCCTTTTTACTTGTAAATATGTTCATGTATTAATCGCCACCACGCTCACCACGTACAAACACATAATGTATTATGTTATTCCATAACTCGAACTCATAAATGTATAGATCATTTGCTTTTAAATAATCTTGCAGTCCTTTTATAGAATCAATGTACAATGGTTTACCGTTACGACAGACTAGAAACTTAGCACCAGTCTTAGCAACAGATGTACGTAATTCAGATAACATATAGTCATCTACAATTGCAGTCATTCTTACCTTTCCACTCTTAATTATATACATAAAAAAGCGGATAACAAGATTTTTATACAAAAAACAGCAAACTTAACTATGTCAAATTTGCTGCCAAAGACGAAGGTAAAGGAGGAAACCCATCGCCTAAGAAAAGAGTTGCATTTAATTATACCATATGGTATCTTAGATAATGTAGTTAACCTTTATTCAAGGTAACTCCTTCCCAATTAGGAAGAACCTGGTCTAGCCCGACCAGGTTTTTTCTTTATACGATCTCTAAATTATTGTGACCATTCTTATCTACAACCATAGTCACTACACCTTGCCTGGTTTTCTTACCTGCTTGCTGCTCGAAGTAAGTACTTTCATCTAAGCTAGGTACCTGGATCCAGGTTCGTGGATCATGTACTTGTCTGAAATGATGGTAATGTCCTGTTACTAATATGGACGAGGATCCTGCATGGAAACCACCAAAGGTTTGATTCTTCCACCAGTTCATAAGTTTATTCTCTACAGTACCACTGAATCCTGCAAGATGTCCATGAGTAAAGCTCATGTTAGTTCCACATACATTTAAAGATAGATGTGGTTCATCAGGTATAACAAACTTAACATGATTGTATTGTGGTTTGTCTGCGAAGATCTCACCTATTTGTTCAAAGACTTCTATGTCATAGTTATCCATACCACCTGTTGGTGCGATACCTTTAGTAGTACGCTTCTCACCATGATTACCTGGTACTGCACCTACTACAACAAGATCAAAGTCTTTAGACCATTCGACTAATGCTTTAGCAATGAGTCTTCTAGCTAACTTCATTTGATTACGATAATCCAACTCGACTCCGTTAGGTCCCATTGCTTGTGGGTAGAAGCCAACGCACCCTTCGACTATGTCACCTAATCCTACAACAGTAAGTTGATCCATCTCTACTCCAGCTTTACGTAAGAAATTATACCTATCACGTACAAGATCTATCTTCTCTAAGAATCTTTTAACAATAGCTTCAGTACCTTCACCATCTCTCTTGCCTAGCTGTAGATCTGCAACTGCAACAAAGAAGCTTGCTTTAGTTTTCTTTACTTTAGGTTTAGCTTTACGCTTGTAAGACTGTATCCATTTTTCTATTCGACTGTAATCTTCTTGATCTATTGTTGCTTCTGTTGCAACTATCTGTGCCTTGTATGCCCATGCTTGATGTATTTCTCCCTTACCTACGTTCATATCCCATGTACTTACACGCAATGTATCATTAACTATTGCATATTTTTTAGGATCGAACCCCCATTCTAGTAAGAGTTCATCGAACTCGGGTGTTGAACTACTTGTAGCTCTTGATGTTATGGTCCCAGTTTTAGTTTTATAATCAAACTTTACGCCTGGTTCCCAACCATTAGGGTGCGCAACACCCTCCTTTATTTTATTGTGTGCTACGTCCTGTTGGGTTTCGGTAAGTTTACTTACCTGCGAGTTGTTTTTTTGCATACTCTTTTAACACTACTATTACGGCACCGCCACCTGCAATTGCTGCAGCTTCAAGTGTTGTAATTTCAAGGTCTATTGCAGGTCCAACCAACAAAGCAGAACCGAATGCCTCGATGAATGTCCATACAACTTTTTCAACAAGTTGCTTTAGTTCGTCACTCATATTACTCCAATCTATATAATAGGTTTTCCTCTAAGTTTACTGTCAATGCGTGCCACTTTTTCATGGATCGCATGTAACATTTGCTTATCAGAACTTTGTTCAGTTTCAGTTGCACCGTCAAGATTTATCTTACTGACTTCCAACTCTACTGGTTTACCTTGTAGTAATACTGCTGCAACCTTTTTGTACATACGTTCATACGCATTACGTGACTGACCGATCATACCATCTTTACCTAGATCTAAGTCTTGTTGTGTGTTACCTGTCAAAATACAACCCGAAGTATGCTCATCGGTGTTGCCCGAATGAATTAATATGTATTTAAAGTTTGGTACATCTTGTAATTCAAGCATGCCGTAGTGTGCGTTCTTATAACGTGCGCTGTATTTAGTGTGAAATCCACCAACTTTTCTGAATTTAATTTGGTAAGTACCCTCTGGTATGCAAGTTTCGTGCATGACTTTTACTGCTTGGTACTGATCTTCTAGTGTGTAGCATTCAAACTTACCGTTAATAAACATCATTCCATTGGTAGCGTCAATGCCAAACTGTGTTCTTACAACTTGTATCTTCATTCAGTCTCCCTGTTTATCTTAGTATAGTCTAAACAATCAGGGTTTGTACAGTATAATTTATAGGGGTTTACCTGTACTTCAAGTGGTTGTCCGCATTTCGGACAAGATACTTTCAAAATATATTATCTGTTTGCTGCCCACATATTATCCACCATGTTTGGGTACTTGCGACCATTAGCTTTAGCTCTTGCTTTTGCTTTAGACTTTTGTGCAGGTGATAGCTTCTTGCTTTTACCTAATCCACTAGGTCTTGGTTTGTCCCATACGGGTTTACTTTTCTTTGCCATGTTACCACTTTACCTTATCTGCCCAATAAGCTGCAGACATTTTGCCTTTCTTTATATTCTTTGCATGTCTAGCTTTAAAAGACTTACGTCTTGCTTTGGACTTAGCGTCATTTTTTTTGCCCGCACCTGACACGCCTTGTTGTCCAAATCTAATTAACTTAACCTTGTCACCTTCTTTTGCTAGTACAGCATGTGACTTACTAGCTTTAGGTGTGCGTTTAGGTTTGTTATAACCTGCAAACTTTTCTCCTCTATAGTTGATAGCCATGACTACTTAGTCATTTTTTTCTTACGTTTGGAAGAATACTTTTTTTTCTTTCCTGTTTTACTGTAAGGCATTATCTGCTCACTTTCTTTTTATTTTTATCTTCAGGTTTATCTTTACGTAAACCTATTGTTAATAACCATAAAGCTATTGATATAAGTATAGCAATACCCACTATATCTTTTGCTGTTCCTGTCAGGGTTAGCCACGCTATAAAGAAACCTAGCAACGTAAACGTTTGCGCAATAGTTTCTTTAAGGATCTCTCCTACCCATGTAAATAATTTTTTAATATATTTCATTAGCTACGTCTTATTCTAACGGGTACGACTTGCATACTAGCTATGATTTG